GCCTTGTAAGCTACAGCCGCGCAGTGCACATCCACTGACTGACTCACGTAGTCAGTCTCCAGAAAAAGGAGCTGTCTCATTGCCTTCCCCTACTAGTAGCCGCTCTCGTACCCTCAAGCATCATATACCTGGGGGTGAAGAGCGGTTAACGGATTTGAATAACGTACCCTACAAAGGTTACGAGACTCAATATTCGCCTACTATTCTGGAAGGCGTACAGAATACTGTATCGGAGGGTCACATACGTTCCAGTGATGGAAAGTATCGTGAGGGCGGCCCGTTTTATACGTGCCGTAGTTCCCATAGTGGTGCTTATGCCACTTGGAACCTACAAGCTGACGTCACTCCTACGACCAGATATCATTATTCTGGCCCGGTTTTGACGCCGGTTCCTAGCATACCGAGTTCCGTTCCCGCACTTGAAAGTTATCGCTCGAAGAATACGAGTGATCTCGATCAGTACGGTGCTACGGCTATTTCTCAGTGTGCTCCCACTAACCCCGTATCCACTCTAGGCACCGGCCTTGCTGAAGCCTTTAAGGAGGGTATTCCTACCCTCCCTGGTATTCAGTCATGGAAACGGCGCCTGGAAGTCATCCGTTCTGCGGGTTCAGAGTTCCTGAACATCGAGTTCGGATGGCGTCCCCTGCTGCACGAAGTCACTCAAGTACGTGACGCCGCGCATGCACATCTCACTCTCATACAACAGTATGAACGAGATGCTAACCGACAGGTTAGGCGAGAGTTTGGATTCCCGGATGAGACGTCGGTTTCTGAGTCACATTCCTCTAGTCGTGCGACCTTTTCGGGTCTATCGACTGGTAGGTATGATGACAAAGGACCGACCCCGACGTTAACTACGATTGTAAAGGTTAATCGTCGTAGATGGTTTTCAGGTGCCTTTATTCATCCTCCACTGTCTAGTGGTAACGCTCTAGATAGTGTGGTGAATGCTGGCACTGAAGCCGGACATTTGTACGGCACTACCATCACGCCCGATGTACTTTGGGAGTTAACGCCATGGAGCTGGGCCGTTGATTGGTTTACCAACGCTGGGGATGTTATTAACAATGTTACTAACTTCTCCCAGTTCGGCCTGATTATGCAGTATGGGTATATGATGGAAACTTATTCCACCAAAATACTTAATACTCTTGATCGTTCTGGTCTTTTAGGCCATGAAGATCAAGTTCCCCCACCGTCCTCAGCGACTATCGTCTCTAAGGTCAGGAGGGAAGCAAATCCCTTTGGATTTGGTTTATCTAACTCTAGTTTGTCACTAGAGCAGATAGCCATTGCGGCTGCGGTAGGAATAACCCTACTGTAGTCACAGTTCACTGTAACCACTAGTCGTGTCATTCCAATGACGCGCGAAAGGAGCACGCCATATGGCGCTAGCCGATCCACAGTCCATCAAAATCTCGGGTACGACGACGAGTCTTCCCCGTACTAGTACGGGAGAAAACAAGTCCGAATACACGAGTGCTGATGGAACTCTCGACATGTTGCTCTCTACCCAAAAGGGCAAGAGGTTGCGACAGGTCGTAAGGGTTGACCAAAGCAAGATCACGGAAGATCCTTTCATTTCAACTCAGAATGTCGAAGTTGGTTCTTCGATTACTCTGGTGATTGACCGTCCACGTGATCGTGTTGGTTTTAACAACACGGACACGGCGGCCTTGGTTGCTGGCTTCATTGAAGCCTTGACCAAGGAAGAATCTAAAATCATCACTAAGCTCCTTGCCGGCGAGTCTTGATCTCTAGCTTATGGCTAAAGATTCTCGATCTAACCGGAAATCTGTATCGAAAGATTCAGATGCTGGATTCAAAACCCAGCAGGAGACCATCAGGAAAGCCGTTGCAAAATGGCAACGCAAAATCTCAAAAGAGAAAGGCGTTTGACCACTTGCTAGACTTCCTTGAAGGAGGTGATGTGTGATGGACAAACATGGCATGAATTCTGTTGATTTCGTGTTCATGCTCGTCCTCCTCGCAATAGCAATTTTTGCTATTGGAGGGCTTGCTGTGGTGCTGGCCTTCTTCAGCTGATTACAGTTAGCTGATAGATTACCCAGCGCTCCGCGCAGTATGGCTAAGGAATACAAACCTCTTAAAGGAGGATGTATTGAAAAGCCCGACTGTGCTCTGGAAAATGATAGCACAAGAGTGTGCTATCCGATGTCACACCAGCGCCACCAAGGACATTAAAACTGTCCTGGTACGATCAAAACATGAGGGTATATCGTTTTTCACGATATCCTTACCACAATTTGGCAAGGACTTTCAAAAAGCCCTTGATCAAGGAGTGGTAGCTCACGACATGTTTAGAGGTTTCTCTAGACATGGAGGTCTCCCCCGATTTCTCGGAGGTTTCCTTGAGCTTGTGTTTGATCGTTTTAGCGGTGTGTTGTTGAATGACCCAGACATAGATGCAATCCTTTCTGTTCGCCAGCTAACGCTGATGTACAGTAAGGTCCTACTTCCGTGCAGTGATGCACGTGAGAAGGATGCTATGACTGGGTATGTTCAATGTGAGAGAGAGGTGAAGGAGAAAGATGCCTTCTTTACTCCGGATGATTTCCGTGAGTTTAAGAGGATGTCTTCCCTTTTGTTTGGGAGTATTTTCTCGGAAGTAGACCGTAAGGTCTACAACCTTGAACTATGTCCCAAGCACGGACCTGGTGCTACTGCTGATAAACTTCGTGGAAACGCGAAGTACCAGCAACGTACTTGGCCCGCTCGTCTGGAGCCATATTTCCCTGTTGGGGATTATATGTTTCCTAATGCTCGCTATTTTAATGAGCATTACAACGAGATCACCTTTCTAGAACCTGGTGCTGAGATTCCCGTCAGGGTTATCTCAGTTCCTAAGACGATGAAAACGCCCAGGATAATCGCAGTTGAGCCAACTGCTATGCAATATGCACAGCAGGCTCTCCTTGAGGCTATCCTGGAGGCCATTGAAAAGGATTCCCTTATCAATCGGCTGCTCGGATTTGCGGACCAAGTGCCTAACCAGCACATGGCCTGTATGAGTTCCCATACTGGTGAACTCGCTACGCTCGATTTGAGCGAGGCATCCGATCGCGTTTCCAACCAGCTAGTAATGGAAATGACTGCTCGATGGACCCATTTGCATGGAGCCATTCAAGCTTGTCGTTCCACGAAAGCTGATGTTCCTGGATATGGCGTAATGCCATTATCCAAGTTCGCGTCTATGGGTTCTGCGCTTTGTTTCCCTGTCGAGGCTATGGTCTTTTTGACCAGTGTTTGCCTCGGCTTGGAGAAAACGCTCAACACCCGTTTCAGCGACCGCAGGTCACTTAAGTCTGCTGTCGCTGGCGTGCGCATCTACGGTGATGATATTATCATTCCCGTAGATTCGGTGTTTTCCGTTGTTAACTCCTTGGAGCACTTCGGTGCTCGTGTAGGAGCTAGCAAGTCCTTCTGGATTGGTAAATTCAGAGAGTCTTGCGGTAAGGAGTATTATGACGGCTATGACGTTTCAATCGTCAAGGTCCGAAGAATGCTTCCTACCACTCGGAAACACGTTCCCGAGATCATTTCTACTGTCTCCTTAAGAAACCAGCTTTACGAAGCTGGCTATTGGGAGACGGTGAAATGGTTGGACTCCCTCCTGGTGAAAATACTTAAGTATTTTCCATGGGTTGAGAGTTCTTCCTCGGTGTTGGGTCGCGTCTCTTTCTTGGGATATGAGTCCCAGAAAGAATGTGAGAAACTCCACGCCCCTTTGGTTAAAGGGTGGGTAGTTTCCTCCCGACTCCCTAAGGATCCCCTTAGCGAGGATGGAGCCTTGCTCAAGTTCTTTCTCAAGCGAGGCAACGAGCCGGTTGCTGATGAGAGGCACTTGGAACGTGCAGGACGTCCGCGTACCGTCGACATCAAAACGCGGTGGGCCCAACCGATTTAAGGTTGGGTTGGCATAGCGATATGCCCAGGGAGATCATAAAGTGAG